GGAGGTCTCCTGGAATGAGCGGGCATTGGCCTACCCTACATGAGCCCATCGGCCATGCAAGTTGCAGCGTGCATCAAGACACTAACGCACGATGGCCCGCACATACGCCTGACAGGCGCGCAAGGCAATCACGGCGTTATCCGCGTCGTCGGTGATGGCGATAATTCGCTGAGCATGCGCCGGGTCAAGTCGGGCTCGCGCGGCTGCATGAACCACGCCGCCGGCGGCGGTGGCGGCAGGCATTGCGCAACCACTGGCGCTGTCGCTGGCGTCGAGAAGGACTGACAACCGCACATCAGCAGTGGCCAGGCGATCACGCAGAGCGGCCTGATGACGTTGTGCATCGCTCAACTCCCGAGCATGTTGTTGGTCAATGGCGCTGAGTTGTTGCTCAAGCGCCAGCCGTTTGTCGTATTCGGCCTGTTGTTGACGCAAGGCCGCCTGATTTTGCTGACTGAGCGCCTGGGCATGGGCAGTTGATTGCCGCTCCATCTGCGCACCCAATCGCCAGGCCTGCACCTGCCAAGTCAGCGCCACCAACAGGCACACACCGATCAGGCGCCAAGCCCCTAGGAAACGCATAACACCGCCTTCGCCCGTGCCCACAGCTGCAGGCGGTTTTCCAAACCATTGAGCCCGCCGTTGATACGCCGAGTGATGGTGGTGAACTGGTCGTTGTCCGCCAGTTCATTCAGGCCATTGCTGTGCCAGAACCAGGCGGCGGATTCGGCGGCCCATTGCGGCTGCTCCAACAGTTCCGGTTGCAGCAACAAACGATCGTCGCCAAACAGCGCCTGGCTGCATGCCAGGTAATTACGACGCCCGGTAATCTGGATCAGCCCCCTGCCCCGGTACTTCTGGCCGTCACCATCCGCGTCGGCGGTGTTGCCCAGGCGAACGGCCAGGGTGCCGGTGTCGTATTTGCTCAGGTATTGATCGCTGCCTAGTTCGCGGACGTAGCGCAGGTCGCCGGATTCATGGCCAATTTGGGCGAGGAAGGCGGCGAGGCGTTTCGGATTGTCGATCGCGTAGCGAGCGAATGCCGCATTTAACGGGGATAGAAAAATGCCCGCGCTGAGGCGGGCGCCCGGCATGATGTAAAGAAGCTGGGGCAGTGTTATCAGCATGGTGCCTACTCCGTAAAAGGTACTACGCCGACAACCCGCCGGCCGTGACCGAACTGCGATAGCCCGTCACCGGGTCGCCGACATGCGTCACCTTGGTGATCGACCAGCGCCCCTGCATGTAGGAAGGCCAGGTGTCATCCAGCAGCAACAGCCCTTCGGCCGATAACAGCGGGTTCCCCGGACAATCGATCTGCAGCTTGAGGTCTTCACGGCCCACGCGGCGCAATTCACCCTCAGCCACCGCCCGCGCCTCGGCTTCGTTCTGGCAGCGCTGGCGCAAGGTCTTGAAGGGCGCAACCCCGACCTGAACCACCCGCTGCTTGCCCACAGCGGCATCCCACCAGGTGACGCGGCTGCCCTGGTATTTGGCGCGCGAGGTTTCGTCGAGCTTGGCGGTGATGAATGCTTGATCGCCGGGGCGATTGTCCTCGGTGACCGACAGTGTCACGTCCGGCAGTTGCTGGCCGGAGAGTGACTTGACCTGCCCGGCCTCGGCGAGCACGTACAGTTCGTTGATCGGTTTGGTGACGGCGCCATAACGTTTGGCAAGGCGGGTGATGAACGCCATGTCGCTTTCATTGGATTGGTCGATGTGGGCAATCGCAATGCCCTCCAACGCCGGTGCCACCCGCGGCGAATAGCCGTGGCGGCTGACCAGCTGGCGAAACAGCGCGCCCAGGGTGATCGGTCCATAACTGGCGGATCGACGCTGGCGGTAACCACTGGCATCGCTCGCGCTGAATGGCGCCGCGGTGGCGACGATCAGCAAGCGCATGGGAAACAGCACCGGCGTGCGCTGGGTAATGACAAATTCGCCTTTTTCCACCAAGCCGGACTCTTGATAACCGACGCGCAAACCGATCTTGCCACTCAGACTGGGCAGGCCCTCCAGGCCCTCGATGTTGAGCGTCAGTTCAAGGCGGTCGGACTCAAGGCCCGCCGCGTCGGTATGGCTCCAGTGCATCAGACGTTGATTGAGCAGCGCCGCGTTGGCGCCATAGAACTCCACAATGGGCGTAAATCCCTGAGCCATGTAGCCTCCTTCTTAATCCCACGCCGAAACGAGGCGCAACGCCGCCGGCCGCGAAGCCATTTCGGGCACGATCACCCACACGCCAGCCGGCAGCAACGGGCCGTATTCGGCAAGCGTGGGGTTCAAGCGCCAGAGGGTTTCTTCCGCGGCATCATCGCAACGCCCCAGCTCGCGGTAGAGCAGCAGGTTGACCGAATCACCGGCAATACTTCGCACTCTACGCATTGATGAATTCCTCCAATTCAAGGCTCCAGGTCATGAGCATGGCGGTACCGTCATCGATCACGTTGCTTTGGGTTTCCATCACCGAATTGATCCGCCACAGGCCCCAGTTGCGGCCAATGCCATCCACCAGAGGCAGCGGCACGCGTTGATTTTGCAGGGCGCGCAACTCGTCCAGGCGTTGCATGCCCACGCCGTACATCGCCGTGCCGCTGAAGGTGAGTTTTTCCAGCTTCTGGCCGTTCTGCCGCGACTGCGGTTTGCTCGCGATAATCGTCAGGTCAGCCCAGCCGCCGTCGCTGTTACGGGTCAGCGAGGAATAGGCAAACCCACGGGCGAGCCCAAAAATGAAATCGCCCAGCACCATCTGTTGTCGCATCAATCACCTCCTGGATCGGCCAGTGCCGCATTGCGCCGAACCCCGAGGGTGTCGGAGAGCATCGGCAGGCATTGGAATTGCAGAGCCTGGATCACCTGATTGACCACCTGCTGGGCATCGGCGGGGTTGACGCCGGTGATCTGGATGCTGGGGGCCAGGGTGACTTGCACGTTGTCCGTGCGTGCGCTGTTGAGTTCCTTGCTGACGGCATTGGGTGCGGGTAGGCGGTCAGCGGGGCTGAACAGTTTGTCCCCAAGCCAAGCGCCCGCTTCACTGCCGAGCAAGCCGCCGATTGCGCCGCCTACAGCCGTGCCGATGCCAGGCAAAACCAGGGTGCCAATGGCCGCGCCGGCAGAGGCGCCGGCCCAGGCACCACCGGCCGTAGACAGGCCGGTGGTGACTGCTTTTGCGTCGCCATCGCGTATGCCCTGGATCACATTGATGGCGGTGTCGGCATACTTCAACGGGCCGAGGCCACGGGGGACGGGCAACTCCCGCCACCGCGTCGACTTGGCGGTTTTTTTCGCGGAAGTCTTTTTCCCGCCAGAACGCTCATAGCCAGGCGGCAAGATGATGCTCGGGGTAACGGCGCCACGAAGAGACTCGCCGCGGCAGCAGCAGTCCTTGTCCTTGTCTTTGTCTTTGTCTTTGTCGTCTTTGAGCCACTTGCCGGCTTTGGGAAACTTTTGCGCCAGTGCATCGATGGCCTTGCCCGAGACCCTGCTCTTGGCCGTATCCCACAAACTCGAGCCCACATCCTTGGCAATGGTCTTCGCCGCATCGGCCCCGAACTGCAGGCTTTTGTCGACCCAGGAGTCGGCGGCCGGCGGCGGCTCCTTGGGTTGACTGTTCTGCGCCTGCGAGGCGCTATCGACCGTCCTGAGCGCCAGTGAATCACTGGTAATGAATAATGTGCTGTTGAGCGTTTCCAACGTCTCGCGCAACCGCACTTGCTCAAGGGTCAAGGCGTTGATATCCAGGCTCACCGTGACCAGCGCCAGGCCGAGTTCCGACGATGGCTGCGGTTCGGCATCCAGGCTGGAAGGCCCGACAAAACTATCAGGAAGGGGGGTCAGCACACTGTTGAGTGTCGCCTCGTTGGACAGGGCCGCAAAGGTCATCCAGCGCTTGTCTTCTTCGGCGAGCCTGATCTCGTATTGAGTCTCTTGCATCCCGCTCTACTCCTGTTTGACGCCAAGGCGAGTGATCGCGATGTCGTAGCGGCGCAGTGCTTTTCCGGCGTCCCAGTCGAGGATTTCCGCTTCATTGACCGAGTAAATCAGCGGCACCACGTCGAGGATCACTTCGATGTCGCGCTCCGAAAGAAGTCCGCCGGTTTGTTTAAAAAATCATCGATGCGCTCCTGCAATTCCGTCCAGTCAGGCACGGTCAGGCCGGCCAGGTCGGGGATCATCAGGCCGGTGCAGTGGGCGGTGATGAACTCGGCGCGCTCTTTGTTGGTGGCGAGTTTTTTCATCACTTTGGTCGCGCGCAGGGCGGGCATTTCCAGGGGCAGCTCGGTCCAGGTGCGGCCGGCCGCGTCGAGGGGCAACAGCAGGTGGACGGGCTGGTCGTGGGTCGCAGCTTCGGGCGCTTGCAGGAAGAATGACGCCGGGCGCGTCGACATCTCATGTACGTATTGGGCGATGCTTACGTAGTCCGGGCGCTTGAGTTGGTCGAGCTCTTTTTCCGACAGGCCGGTGGCGAGTTTCGCCAGTTCGAAGAATTGGTCGTCCTCGTCATCACCGGCCCGGGCCAGCGCGTCTTTTTGCGCGGCGTAGTACAGCGGTTTGAGTTGCACCTGCTCGATCGTCGCGCCGGTGTCGGCGGTGATCGGGGCCAGCAGGAGGTGCAGCGGTGGCATCCAGGCCATGGGGCAATTCCTTGGTCAAGTATGGGGGCGAGCGAGCCCGCCCCCGAGGGGTTACGGCATCAACACCGCGCGGCGGGCGTCGCCCAGAATATCGACGCCGTTGAGGACGAACTTCTGGGTACGCACGTCGATGTCGATCACCGAAATGCCGTTTTCCAGGCGGTTATAGGTGCGGCAGGACAGCTCCAGCGTGGTGGTGGCCTTCTCGCCCATCTTCAGCTTTGCCTCCTCCAGGGATTTGAGCTTGCCGCCCACGGTGTGGTAGGTGAAGTAGGTCTTGCCGTCCTGATCCTGGCCGGCTTCACGCACGTTCAGCAGAATGTCGTCCCCCATCCGCACGCCCAGGGCCAGCATGATTTCCGGGCCGGCGCCTTGCAGGATCAGCTTGGCGTTGAGCACTTTGCCGCTCTTGGCCATTTCCTCGGCAATGAAGCGCCCGCCGGACATGGACTCCATGTCGAACTCGATCTTCGGCGGGGTGAACTCTTCCACGGTCGCGGACAGCGGCAGGCCTTGGAGGGTGGCCGCAATGGCCTGTCTGACTCGGTTGGTAAACATTAGAGAACGTCCTCCAGGAACTGCTCGATGATTTCATCGCGGGCGTTGAGTTGATAAATCATGTGTTCATTGGGCGCATAACGGCCGTAGTCGATAACGATGAACCAGGTGCCGTTCTTGTACTTCTCGACACTGTTCAACTCCGGGTGCAGGTACACACTGCCGCCGGGGATGGTTTCGTCGGCGACCAGGGTTTGCAGCCAATCGTTGATGCGCTTGACCTCCTGGTCCATGAAGGACTTGGTGAGGTTCTTGGCCATGGCCTTCTGGCCGGCCTTGACCAGCTTGCGGCTGATGGCGTCTTCCAGGCCGACGTAGCTGATGAACTTGCCGGTGATGGAGCGGTTACCCAGCAGCGAAAAACCGCCGAGGATGGTGCGGGCGTAGTAGCTCACGCCGTAGCGGTTGAGCAGGTCGCCTTCGGTGGACGTGTCGAGAATGTTGTACTCGACCACGCGGGAAACGTCCTCGGCGAAGGTCACCTGATTACCCGGGCTTTCCCACTGCTTGACCTTGGCCAGTGCAGCGATGGCCAGGGACGACGGCGAAAGAAACACGTTCTTCTTCGCGGCCTTGGAGTACACCGACGGCATGTTGTGTACCAGCAGGCAGCGGTCGAAACCGAGATCGGCACCGCCCAGTTCGCCGCTGTAGGTCACCTGATCGGCAACAGAGGCGTCCTTGCCATCCAGCACCACACGGGCCTTGATGCGCTTGCCGAAGGCGGCGAACTCGCTCGCCACGGCCTTGGTGCCGGTGAAGCCTGGGGCGCCGATGATGGTCAGGTCTTCCGGCACACTGCTCAGGGCCGCCAGGCCAAGTTTGCGCCCGGTGACCGGTTCGTTACCGCCGATCACATGGTTGATCGTGTCAGCCGGGGTTGCGCCCTCCTCCACGATCACCACGTAGACCGGTACCTTGACCACTTTGAGGATCTGGTACACCGCCTGAAACAGCGTGCCCGCCTCACTGCCGGTAGGGTCCAGCAGCGCCTGGGTGGTGAAGCTGTTGATGCGGAACGGGGCATTTTTCGGGATCGACGCGTGGGCATTCGGCGCGGTGCCGACCAGGCCGATCACGTTATCCCCCAGGCCACCCATGGCCTCGGGGGACTCAGTTGCGTTCACAGTGATGCCGTTGTGCTCGAAGTTCAAAACCTCAGCCATGATTATTCAGCCTTCTTGGGGGTGGTATTGAGGACGCTGGTCAGTTCCAAGCGGCCAGCGGTGCGCAGGGCGGATGCTTCGACGTCCAGCAGTTCCAGTTCCTGGCCGGCGGTGGACCAATGGCCGGCGCCGATGGGGAATGGGATGAGGACGGTGTAGGTTTGGCGAGTGGGCATGTGTTGAATTCTCCGGGTGGAAAACACCAAAGCCCCTGCGGGAGGGGCTTTGGGGAGACGAAAAAAAACCGCTTTCGCGGTGGGCTTATTTGAGGAACTCAGGCTTAGGCGGCCATATAACGGCGTCAGGATCGGCCCCCTGATCAGGAATATCTCTCAGGCCCTGCCGGTACGCCAAGAAGGCCGATTTATTTTTATCCTGCATTGGATAATCGGACATAGCCGCGTAGTCACTGGCGGACAAATCCTGATCACGAGCACTACGAATGATCTGCCATTTAATAAGTGGATGCAGCTCTGAAGGTACAAAAATGGGCTTCATAAAATATCCTCAACTCAACGCCAACATAGTTCCCCAATCACCTGGGTTGGTTACCACACCTGTGCATGCTCCCGCCAACATCACCTCGACGACACCCGAGGATGAAGTTCGCATAGGATGAAGATGATAATAAGCACCAAATAGTTCTGTTGGAGCAACGACCGTAGAACACCAACGCCACTTACCTTTTTCAGCACCGACACTCCAAGCGCCGGTAACACTGCCTTCCAACACCCGAACGAAAGCCCCCATGGTTATATAAGAGTTCAAAGGGATCGCACGCGTCCCATTGGAAAGTGCGGTATCAACAGTATAAGGAAATGCTAGCCACGGACCAACCCCAGAAGTTGCCCATTTCATTTGCCAGACATTCACAACGGTCCGCCAATATTCATTCGCCCTAATATCAAACCCCGGAAACTGCTCGCGAATATCTGCTTGAACTTTCAACATAAAATCCACATCCGCTTGCGGACGCCCGGTAGCTTGAGATTCAGTTGTGATTGAGCGCAGCTTAGTGCAGACAACCTCTCCATGAATCCCCCAGCCATCAATCAAGGTAGCATCAGCATTAGGGTACAAGTTAAAATTTTTCGTAACGGCCAACCGTGGTAGTTTACTCTTGAGATCTAAAAGCTGCGAGTCGTATGCCAAGCGAGCATTGGCGACTGCCTTATCTATCTCGTCAACTTTCCCAGTAACCACACCGGCCAGATTATTAGCCGCACTGACGACGGCAGCAAGCTGTTGTTCCATGCTCAAAATTATAACTCCTTAAATTTCGTATCTAGACCAAAAAAAGTCTCAACACTTAATCAAAATAACCGCCAAGACCAATGACACCTTATACTTTTTGCTCACTTTCAATTACGCGAAACAACAAACCAACACCTCGCGCCATATTATCGATACTCGCTGCCGATAGCGCCGCCAATTCCTCAGCCAGCAACACATTCAGGTTTTCACTCCCCACCACAATCGTCACGCTCTCCGCCGGCAACGGCGAAACATCCAACGTGAACTTCTGCAGCACCCGAGCCGCCGCCGCTTTATACGTCAGCAACTTCCCAGCTACCGAATACACCGCCAACAACGTCCCACTGGCGAGGTAAAAACCGAACTCACCAATCTCATACTCGCCATCGCCATCGAACAGCGCGGCCATCCTGAGTTGGCGCTCGCCCAAGTCCTCGTAATCCACAATCGCCACCCGCTGGCGCTCGTCACGCAAGGCCACTTCCGTGCCGTCTGGGTTGTAGCGGCCGGTGCCGGCGCCGATGTGGGTGATTTCGCCTTTCAAGCCCTGGTTCTTTGCCTGCAGCACTTCATCCAAACCCTTGGAGGTGAAGCGCACCAGGCGCGTAATGTCATCTGTCATGGCTGCGCCCTGAGGTCGTAGTCGTTAATGGTGTAGTGCCGGGCAACGCCGGCACTGTTAAGTCGAGCGCCCAAGGCAAGTTCGGGTAACGCGCCTTGCAGGCTTAACTCGCTGTCGTTAAACGGGGCGTGGACAATCGCGGTCAGGCCAAGGCGTGCTTGTGTCTGGTGAACCACGGTAATCGTCGCCTGGTCGCGCTCGCTCTTCGCGGCGTTGATACGGCGGATCAATCGGTTATGGTCACCGCTGGACCAACTGCGCCCGATGATCGCCTGCACATCGAAGGTGTAAGGCACGCCCTGCGGCCGCTGTTGATACCAGGCGCTGATGTTGGGGCTGAAACCCAGCGACTCCACCGCATAGCTCAAAGCCTTGGGCGTGCCGGCCTGGCGCTGGATCTGCCAGGACAAGCCCACGGTGAGGCGCTTTTCCGTTTCGCTGGCATCCGCGTCCCATTCGCTGACGCCTCGGTCGGCGGCCAGGTAAGGAAGGAATTCGGAGGGTGTTTGCAGCGGGTTCATCAAGGCCGGAAACGGCGGCATAATCCGCTCGAGCAACCTGCCAAACCCCAGGTCCAACGCTTTTTCCAGCGGTGAGCTATTGGCGGGCAACAGACTCGGTTTGGGCTCACTCATAGCGTGCGTACCTCCACCTCGACACCCGTGCAATACGGCGCCTGGAACGCCGAGCAGACAATCGGTGCCAGCGGTTCGAGGATTTGCAGCTGCGCCGCTCCGGCGCTGTGGATGGCGTAGTCGATCCAGCTCGGGTCGACGCGCCCTTCCAGGCGGTGACAGGATTCGGCGTAGGTTTGCAGCAAGCGTTGCGCCGCCACTTGGGTCAGGCCCGAGTCCGGGCCGGCGTTGATCTTGGCCACCACGCGAATCTTGTAGCGTTGGATCTGCGCACTTTGGACAGTGACGAGATCAGTTTCCGGCCGTACATCGGGGCGTGCGAAATGTCTGCGCACGCCGTCAAGCAAATCGGCGGAAGCGCTTCCATCGCCGTCCCTGGACAGCACCGTCACCATCACCTCACCGGGGGCGGCGCGTCGGCCGCTGCCATCCTTGACCTGAGCCGCATAACCATCCGGGTCGAAGGTGTAGGTGACCGTGACCACACCCGGTGTCGCGCTTTCTACATTGACCGCAGGTCGTTCGCCGAGGGTGAACACCTCGCGGCGATACTGCATGCGAGAACCCGCCGCCGGCGCGTGGGGCGCCAAGTAATAGCGCAAGCGTGCGTCGTCGTCGCTTTCCAATGTCGGCGGCACCGGCGGGAAGGCCGCCGGGTCGCCGGGGTCCAGCACCTGGCGCTCCAGGCCCATATCGGCCAGGCGTGCGTCGAGGTTACTGCCGGTGGCCCACCACGCCAGCATCTGCTTGATGCGTGCGTTGTACTGGCGTTCGTGGGTTTGCAGACGCACGCAAAACGCTTCCAGGGCCAGACTCAGCAGTTCGCTTTCGTTATCGAGGCTGACCTTGAGTTTGGCGGCACTTTGTGGCGCGCGGGCGGCGACGTAGTCGATGACGAACGCCTTGAATTGCGCCAGCAACGGCTCGAACGCGTCGACGGCAATGATGGCCGGCTCCGCCAGTTGGTTCTGGCCAGGGATCAGCATGCTCATGTCATGACCTCGAAGGATTGTTGGCGGTTTTTCCACGTGCCGGCAAACCGCAGCAACAGACCGGCGCCCTGGCGACTGGCGACGATGACCTGGGGTTGAAAGTCGGCGATGCCGTTCTCGACGTTGTAGAACGCTTTGGCGGCGTGGCTCTGGGCGAGGATCAAGAGGTCGTCGCCGAGGTTCTGCCCGAGCAGTTGGGGGATCAGCGAGCCGTACAACGGGCGCTTCTGGCGAGTGCCCACGGGGGTGGTCAGCGCTCGGGTGGCACGCTGTACGAATTGCAGCCAGTCATCGACCGCTGCCCCGGTATTCCTATCGATTCCGATCATGGCAAATCCTTATGCGGTGCTGATCACGCGGCCTTGGTGATCCACCAGCGGGCCGCTCAAATGCACGCCGCCGGCATCCAGCAGCACACCGACGGCGCCGAGTTGCAAGGTGATGTGCTTGGCGCTCATCTGCAGCGTGGCGGCCCCGACCTTCGCCTCGATCTGTTCGCGGGAACCGCTGAACACGGTGGGCCCGTTGGTCCAGTTGAATGTGTGGCTGGCGTCGTCATAGTCACTTTGCGTTCCGTCCTGGTGGCGGCGCCGGGTCAACGATGCAACGCTGGAGACCGGCGGAAACAGGCTACTGTTGAGGCCGAAAAGCGCTACCGACTGCGCAGCGCCTTCCCCACCGCCATAGTTGAGCAACAAACATTGCTCGCCCACTGACGGGATGCGCGTTTCGGTCTGCGCCCCCGCGCTGGGGTTGAAAAAACCAATCGCCGGGGTAAGCAAATCGCCGTGGCTGACGATGCAGGTATTGCTGGCGGCGTCGACCTGCTGGCATATGCCGATCCGACAAAAGCTTTCAGCGCGTCGGTACAGGTCTTCGAGCTGGGCCTCCATTTCCGCAAGGCGCTCGACGATCGGTCCCAGTTGCATGCGTAACAAAGCATCGAACATGGACTACTCCTGCAAAGGTCGGTATTGGTCAGGATCGTCGATATTCGAGACTTCCCACGTGCAGGCAAACAGCGGTTTTCCGGTGGGATCTTCGAGTATCGGCGGGCCGAGGTAGATGTTTTGGGTGAAGGACACTGTCCAACTGTCGTAGTCGGTTTCGGCACTGCCCTGTAGGGTCGGCGCCGCGACGATGGCGCTTGGCAGGTCACACTGGTCCGACGGCAGGCCCCAGCGATTATCGAGGGCCAAATCCATCAATTGACTGGCCAGGTCGCAGGCGTCGTAAGGCGCCGAACCACTGGCAACCCTGGCCATGAGTGACACCGACAATGCATGGGCCTTACGTCCTTCAAGGGATCGAACGCCGGGGCCGTTGCGTTCCACGGTAATCAGCACGCCGGTTTTATCCCCGGTGCCCTGGAAGTCCTGGTGGTTGCCCACACGCAATTGTGGGAAGGCGCCCTTGAGCGCTTCGCCAATTGCGATGGGCAGTTGGGAAGGTTTTTCGATAGATGTCATCAGTCGCGTCCTTGCAGCGGTTACTGCTGATCCGGGCGGGAGGGCGGGGCCTCGTCGACGCCAATGCGCTTGGCCGCCCAACGTTCATAAAGGCCAATGGCGACGTCTGCACCGGCCATGGCTGTCAGGCAGCCGAGGGCGCCGGCGGTCCAGATCGACATGCCGGCGGCGTACAACAGCATCAACGCCGAGACCCCGCAGACCATGCACGCCCCAGACCGCAACGCGAGGCGCCGGATCAGCGACCAACCACGGGCGCCCTCCTTGTCGGCGCGCCACATTTCGCCAGAAACTCCGCCGATCAGCGCCAGTACAATCACCAGCCAGATAGGCATTTCCGCTAACGCTTGCTGCTCGTTTGTCATGTCACGCCTCCTGGCTGAGCAATGCCGGCAAAATGCCGGCGTTTGGGTAAATCCATTTATAGGTAGGCATTCCAAAAAGCCCGGTTGCCCGGGCTTTTCAGTAATGCGGTCCTGTGCCCAGCCTCACCCATACGATCCTCTTGTGAGGAGTGGCTGTTGTTGAGCGGCAATGCCGCATGGCGACAAAAGACGCCTTCAAAAGGAACAGTATGGGTGAGGCTGGGTACTCGATCTTTCGGCGCTACTGGCGCGGTACGGATCTTTCCTCAATGTTTTTCCGACCACGATCCCTGTCTGCCGGATAACTGCTTCTGGTGCTTTACGCTGCACACCCGGGTCAGTTGCCAACCCTCTGAACCGTCAAGGCCGGTTCATCGCTGCCTGTTCTTGTAAAACGGTGAAACTAAAGAGCGTCGGCATCCTTGCCGGTGTTACCTGGCATCCCTGCCATCGCTTCGATGGCGTCCGTGCCGATGTTGCGTGCCTTCCTTGTCGTTCCTGGCAGCATCCTTGCCGCCTCCACCGAGCCTTGTTGGCCGGCTTGAGACAAAGAATATGCATGTATGCATATACAGTCAATGCACAAATGCATTTATTTTTGTCGAACAAATGCATTGGTGCATTGGGAGCCTTACTGGCAAAGGGTTTGATGCCTTTCTACAGACGAAAAAAAGCCCGCTGATTGGCGGGCTTCGTCTTACACAAAAAGGTTAACGGGCGTACATGCCCCACCAGAAGACATGACCGAGGATGCTGATCTGTTCATCCTGGATGTCCTGGAAGCTGTAGTCCTCGTCCGGGTGTTCATCGCGGTTGAAACTGCGCAGGCGAATCCCGGAAGGCAGGCGATAGAGCTGTTTGACCCGCAACTGACCATTGTGATTGATGGCGTACAAGTCGCCATCGACGATGTCGCCAATCGCACTCTTGCCCGCATTCACCCCCACCGTCGCGCCATCACGCAGCACCGGTAACATGCTGTTGCCGCGCACCGTCACACACTTGGCCTGGTCGAACTGCACACCGTTATGCCGCAGGCTGCGCTTGCCGAACCGCAGGCTGGCCTTCTCGCTTTCCTCGATGACGAATCTTCCTGATCCAGCAGCCAATTCAACCTCACGCAGAAAGGGGATCGACACCTCGTCGTCATTCACGGGGGTGTCGTCATCCCACAGGCTTATGTCCTTGAGTTCCGAATGCATCGGGTCGCGCCCTTCATCCCGCGAAACGCCCACCGCCGCGCGCCCGCGCAGTTGGTCGGTGCTGACGCGGAAGTACTCGGCAATGCGCGAAATATGCTTGTCCGAGGGGTCAACGATCTTGCCGCTGAGGATCCGGGACAGCGTGGATTGAGGCACGCCGGTACGCCGGTGAAGCTCCGTGGGGGAGATCCGGTCGCGGTCCAGCAGTTCTCTTAAGACGATAGAAACGTTGCGTTTTTGCAT